TGACGGTGCCGGCGCCGCTGGTTGCCCCAGCGCTGCTGATGTTGCCGGCACCGTCGTCGGTCAGTTCGTACCAGTCTCCCTGAGCACGGTAACTGATCGACAGGGTGCCCGGGGCGGGTATGGGCTGCAGGTTCTCAACCCACGTGAGGCGGCGGGATCCGGCGGTGACGTTGCGCGCGAGCGTGTGTGCCTGCTGCGCGACTTCGACCGTGCGGGTGCCGCCCGACAGCGAGACCGTAAGGGAGGGGTTGAGCGGACGGTTGGTGAGCGGAGTTTCGGTCTGCGCCGACGGCACGAGCGGAGTGAAGATGCTCGAGGCACGCACGGTCAGATCGCCGATCGCTGCCGCCTGTGTGAGGGTCTTGGCACCGTAGTAGAGGGTCGCGTCGGCGACCGAGGTGTCGCGCACACGGGCTTGCCCCGCGGTGTACTTGTAGTCCTTCTCGATGCGTGAAATTTCGTGGCCTTTGAAGTCATAGCGCAGCGCGTCGGACAGTGTGAGCGTGACGATCAGGCGGTTAAAAAAGATGTCCGCCCCCGACGAATCGACGCCGTCAACAAAGGTGCGCTCGACCGCGTCAACACGAGTCACGCGGACATATTGCTCCACCTCGCCCTGAGCGCCTTCGTTCGCCACCAAGCAGAGCGTCTTGCCGATCGGCGGGAGTTGAGAACCCACCTTCTGGATCAGGTTGAGCGTGCGCATGCCGGCGATGTGGTTTTCGTACAGGTAACCCGGCCACATTGGGCCTTTGTAGAGATACGCTTCGACGCGGTCGGCGGCCTGCTCGCGGATGTCGAAGGGGTCGCCGTTGGCGAACAGCGTGTAGCCGAGGGCGTCGTCTTGCGGTAGCGCGGTGATGACCGTTTTTGCGCCGGAGTACATATCGGTGCTCAGCGTCCGGACCGCCAGGAATATCTTCCGCAGATTGAAACGCCCGTAAGCGCGATCAAGGTCCGAAATGTCCGGAAACACGTTATTCATCCGGCCGTCTTCAATCGCGCGCCCGGTCGCCGAGCCCCCGCCCTCGGGCACGTCGTCCATGACTTGCGACTCGACGAAGACGACGTTGTTTTCAAGAATCGGCATAGCGATAGTTACCTCAGTTGGGGATGGTCATGAAGCGCAGCGTCACGAGCAGCCAATCCCCGCCCGCCGCATCGCTGTAGAAAGTCACCGGCTCGGCGGCGTGGGCGCCGTCCTGGTGGCGGAACATCACGCGGTACGGCGTGCCGTGTAGCGAGAGCGTGAGGGCCTGGCCGGGCACATCGGCCCAGGCGCGCAGCTGCGTCATGTCCGCGCGCGTCATCCAGGCGCTGCTGTCGTCGAACGGGCGCAGGGTGATCGGGCGGCCGTAGTGGCGCAGGGCCACCTGGATGATCGGCCGGCCGGTGAGCCCGCGCGTCATCGACTGCTCGACGGCAGCCCAGGCGAATTCGTCCTCCCAGTACAAGTCGGGGTCGAGCGCGAGCGTGGTGGCGCCGTCGGAGAGGGTGATGGACATGGGTCAGGACCTCAGCGCGTCGGCTTCGAGTTGGCGCAGCAGGGATACGAGTGCGGCGGCGTCCTGCGCGCTGGCGGTGTTGATGGTGGTGGAGCGGCCGGCGCCGATGCCGACGGCGACACGGTGGGTGACGACCTGCTCGCGCGGCTGCTGCTCAATGACGCGCGGGGCGTTGGCTTGGTATTTGCCGGTCGAGCCTTCTTGCTGCATCTGCATTTTGTCGAGTGCATCAGCGACGCCCTGCCAGTACTGGGCATAGTCGGCGCCCCCGAATGAGGCCACGCGCATACCCTGCCGCCGTGAGCGTTGGGCATATTCCTCTTCATATTTTTTGCGCAGGGCGAGTCCGCCGAGCTGCTCCGCGCGGTTGAGGATTGCGAGCACCGGCGACGACGCGCTGCCCTCGTAGCTTTGGCGCTGCGGGCCTTCAGCGAGGTTGGGGCCGATGCGCCCCATCGAGTCGGCGGCTTGCTTGGCTGCGGCGGCCATGCTGGTGTATGAGCCGGCGGCACGATCTGCCGCGGCCGCCGCTTGTGTGGTCGCTTCGGCGGCCTCGGTCATGGAGCGGACGACCGCCTGGCCGCTGGCGTCGACCTCGATGCGCAGGCCGCGCATTGAGGCTTCGGTTTTCAGCGTGGCACTGGCCACGCCGTTGTTTGCGGCGATGGCTTTCTCTGCGTAGGCAGAGAAAGCCACCTGAAGCTCGCGGGCGCTTGCCGTCCCACTTCTGACAATCTGCTCGAACGCGCTGCGCGCGCCATCGGCCGCGGCGCGCAGCTCGGCATCCGAGGTCACGCGCAGCGCGCGGAAGGCTTCGGCGACGCTGTTGATGCCGGGCGTGAGCAGGTCGAAGCGCTCGTTGATCGCTCCCAACGCACTGGCGACCTGGTCCGCGGACAGCTTGCCGTCTTTCCCGAGCTGAGTGAGCTTGGCACGCAAGGCATCGAGCTCGGCTGTGTTAGCGGCGCGCGCTGCCATGTTGCCGAGCGCTTCGGTTACGGCGCCGCCGGCATCTACGCCTGCTGATTTCAGCGCTCCGAAATTGCCGATCAGGGCATCTAGCGCCTGGCTGGACTGGGTGAATTCCGCGCTGACCCTGGCGCTGTACTGCACCAGGTCGACACCGAGGATCTGAGCAGCACGAGCGCCGAGCGCCTCCACTGCGGCGTTGAATGCCTCGGTCTTCTGGCGAGCGACGTCCTGCGCCGCTGCCATGGCATCGGCGGTGGCTCGTACTTGAGCGTTTGCCGCGAGCATTGCGCCGGCGGCGGCCTCGAGCTGGGATTGGGTGGCCGCGCCGCTGTCCAGCAGGGCCACATAGGCCGCATCGGCTGCAGCCAACCCCGTGTTTGCGTGCGCCTGCACTTGCGCCAGGCCGGCGATGGCTTGCGCGGCAAAATCGACTTCTTGGCGCAGCGTGACCAAGGTAGCGTCGGCAAGCTGCTGCAACTGACTGCCGTCGATTTTGGAGAGCGCCTCGGGTAGCCCGGTGCCCAACTGCAGTGCGGCTTCGGCCGCCTTCAGGGCCACATCGCCGGCGGCCTTTGCCATGCCCTGCACGGCAGGCGTAGCGGCGGTGGCAGCGTCTCCGACGGCGATCGCGCTAGCCGCCGTGCTGCTCATCTCGCCGGCCAGGGCTTTCGCCTGCCAGGCGCTGAGCCCCATCGCGTTGCGCAGGGTGTCGTTGTGGACTGCGGCCTTGTTGAGCTTGTCGCTCGCTTCGCGCTCGATTTCGGCAAAGGCTTCAGGCAGGCCGGAAAAGTCCAGCGTTGCAATGGCAGCGGCCAGGGTGCCGATGGTCTTGCCGATGCCGACGAGAGCGACATCCAAGAGGACGATGGCCGCTTGCGCGATCTCCGCGCCGACTTTGAGCCCATCGAATCCGCCTGAATTCTGGATGTTGTCGATCAAGTCGACAAAGGCGTTCTTGATGTTGGCGAACTCTTGCCCGAGCGTTTGCCCTGTTTTCTTTCCGGCGCCGTATAGATCATCGAGCCCTTTGACGAGGGCAGGGAACAACTGGTCGGCGGTGAGCGTGCCGGACTCGGTGAGCTTGATCAGCTCTTTCGTGGTGATGCCCAGGCCCTTTGCCGCGGCGTTCATGGCGCCTGGCAGGGCCTCGCCGAGCTGGCCTCGCAGCTCTTCCATGCTGACTACGCCCTTGCCAGCCATTTGCGCCAAGGCCGTGAGGGCATTCTGCGTCTCGGCGCTTGACTTGCCGGCGGTGGCCATGGCGGCCGACACGGCGGCGAAGACTTCGCGCGTTGCTTGGCCTTCAACGGCCGTCCCTTTTGTGGCGGCCGCCAGGGATAGATAGGCCTGCGCCGCACTTTGGACGTCGACACCCGATTGGCTGGCCACGGACTTGATGAAGTCCATTTCTTGCGCGGCCTTTTCGGCGTCGCCAGCGACTGCCGAAAGGCCTGCGCGCAGCGACTCCATGCTGGAGGCGATCTGCAGTACCTGTTGGGCACCAAAGGCCAGCGCCATACCCTTGAGGTAAGTGGTGGCTTCGGCGGCCATGCTGCCCAGGCCTCCCGCGCTCCGGCCAGCGGCGGCGAGATCCCCTGCCGTGCCGCGGGCCGCGGCGCCCGTGCCGTCGAGCTCGGCCTGCAGCTTGTCGAGCTGAGCCTGGCCGGATTGCCACGCGCGATCGAATTCAGCACCCGAGACCCGAGCGTCGCTTCCGAGCTTTTGCAGGGCCTGATTGATGCGCTCGATTTCGGCCTTTACCGCCGCTGCACTTCGTACCCCGACGTCCGCAAATGCATTGTCGAGACTGGTCGCCAGGGCGCTTGTAACCCGCTCTTGCTCGGCCGCCGCTTCGCGCAGTTCCGCGGTGCGCTGTTGTTCTGCGTCGGCGGCCTCGGAGACTTTCTGCTTGTAGGTCTCGAGCTTTTCCTTGCCTTCTTTGACCGCAGAATTGATCTGCGTCTGGGCGGCGGCCAGTGAGGTGCTGGACACCCCGACTTCGGCCATCTGGCGCCGCGTGTTTTGCAGGGCAAGCGCCTGCTTCTGCCATTCGGCTTCGGTGTCTTTTACCGCAACACGAGCTGCCTTGAACTGCTGCACCATGGCCTGCGTCGGCGCTGCGGTGCCCGCAAATGCCTTACCCAACGCCTGGGCTTTGATCTGTGCCTGCTCGAACGCTTCTTTGGCCGAATCGGCCGCGACGCGCGTATTGACGAACTCGCCGATCAGCTCTTGCTGATCGGAAAGCTGGGCGAGCTCCTCGCCAAGTGATTGCAACTCGGGCGCGAGATCTCCTGCACTGGCAGCTAGCTGGGCTGCGTCGCTTGCCATCGAGCCGATTTCGGTTGCGGCTTTGCGCGCACTGTTTGCGACCGCAGTCAGTGCGCCTTGCGTGTCATCTTGTGCAGAGATGACCAGCGTTGTCTTGAGATCTGCCATCTTCAGCGCCCCATGCGGCAGGCTTCGTGCAGGCGTCTGCACTCTCCGGCGGCGTCGATGAGTTCGTAGGTCCAGATCACGGCGGCGAGCTCGTCGTCATTGGCGAGCGGCGGGAGCGGTGGGCAGGGGGTCGTGCAGGCTTCCGGCGGCGGCAGCGTTGGCGGCGGCGATGGCGGCGTTGAGGTGGCGCACGCGCTCAGCAGGCAGGCGGCAATCAGGACGAGGGGATTCGCGCAAGGCATGGAGCTGGCCTTTCAGTCGGGCTTCACGAGCTGCAGCTTCGGCCTGTGCATGCTGTAGGGCAGCCTGCGCCCGGCGTGCGGATTCAGCCTCAGCGTCTGCGCGTGCAGCTTCAGCAGCGGTGTGCGCAGCTTCGGCGGCACGCGCGGCACAGTCATCGCGGCCAGCCGCGCGGCCGAGGTCGTAAACGCCCCAAGCTGCCAGTGAGATAGCCACCAGAGCGGCAGGAAGACGATAAGCGGCGAGCAGCACATCAGCCCCTCCTCGACAGGAGATCGAGGGCGCGCGCATGGAGGGCGACGCGGTCGCTGTGGCCGTTGAGGCCGCCGTTGATGCGGCGGGTGATGCGGTCGAATTCGCCGGCGTCGGCGAGGGCATTGAGGGCGTGCCTGGACCAGAACCAGGCGGCGGACCGCGCGGCCCACTTCGGGGTTTCGAGCAACTGGGGGAAGAGGATGAAGTCTTCACCGAGCGCGATGGTGGCGGCGGCGTAGTTGCTGCGGCCGGTGAGCTGGATGAGGCCGCGCCCGAGGTAGCGGCGGCCGTCGCCGGGCTGGGTGTTGCCGAGGTCGGCACGGCCTTCGTAGCGCAGCTGTGCGGGCGTGGGGCCCCAGAGCTCGCGCGTGTGGCGCAGGCGGCCGGATTCGTGCCCGATCTGTGCGAGGAAGGCGGCGATGCGGGCGGGCGTGTCGATGCCGTAGTCGTGCATGGCCTGGTCGAGCCAGGGGGCGAATGCGCTCGCGCGCACGACCGCACAGTCGTAGAGGGTGACGAGCTGCGCGGGGGTGACGAGCTGCGCGGGGGTGGCGCCGGGTAGGGTCGCGGGCGCGGTCACTGGGGGCCTCCGGTCGATTGCTCGATGCGCTTGCGGCCCCAGATTTGCGCCCAGGCGCGCACCTGGTCCGCGCCCAGGAGGCCGACGGCGCCGCCGGCAAAGGTGCTGTAGCCGCCGTGCAGGCCGAGGGCCTCAGCGCCGCTGGCGACGGCAAAGGCGATGGCGCCGCACAGCGTGGATTCGAGCAGGCGGCGGAGCAGGCGGGGCTCGCGGTCGTCGTACATGACGCGGATGAGCGCGACGACGGTGCCGACGAGCGCGCCCTTGACGGGGTCGGGCAGCGCGTTCCAGAGGGCGTACCAGATATCGAGACTTTTTTCGGGCATGGGGATCGAGGGCCTGGTCGGGGTCGGCAGGCTCGAGCGCCCTGCCCTGCAGCAAGGCGCTCTGGTCTGCAGGCGTGTGGACTCAGCTGGCGGTGTCGCGCAGCTCGACGGTGAAGGGCTCGGTCTTGCCGGTCGGGGTCTTCGCGCGGCCGGTTAGCGGGATCGAGGCGAAGTCGTCGGCGAGGAAGTCGAAGGCGGTGTCGGGCGCGACGATACCCTCGTGCACCGTGCCAATGACGGGCAGCTTGTCGGCGAAGTTGACGCCGTCGAGCACGAAGCGGGCGCGGATCTCGTTGAGGGTGGCGGCGCTGATTTTGGTGCCGCTGATCGCGCCGTAGGTGCCGAAGACCTTGAGCGTGGCCGCGGCCGCGATGCCGGCGCCCGACTTGACGCGGATCCAGCCCAGCCGCCAATTGACCTCGTAGTGCGTGCCGAGCACATAGGTGGTGTCGCCCGCCTGGTTCTTGACCGTGAAGCCGGCCTCCTGCCAGTTCTGATGCGGCAGCTCCACCCAGCCGCCGAGGTCGGCCGTGACCTCGAGGGCGCTGCCCTCGACGATGGTGCCGCCCGCGGTGTTGATCGCCGACTGGGTGCCGAGCAGCGCCAAGGTGAGGCCTTCGCGGTCGACCTCGCCGAAGGTGACGGCGAACTCGCCCGCCTGCGGAAGGTTCACCGCCTCGATGACCTGGCCGTAGGTGCTGCGGCCCTTGGAGGTCTTCTCCTTGGTCTCGATGTTGGGCTTGTACTCGAACTTGTCGACCTCGTAGGGGCCGTAGAGCGAGCCGAGCGCGCCGGTGAGCGGGTTGTAGCGCTGGACGTAGAGGTCGCCGGCGCCGAGAAAGCCGCGTGCTGCCATGGTTGAATCTCCTATGAGGTGACGCGGCTGGCCACGTCGGAAAGGCTGAAGTACAAGGCCAGGCGCAGGGCGCGGCCGTCGTAGTCGGGCGCCGGGATGTCGTCCATCTCGGCGAAGTTGAAGCGGTCGGGCTCGAAGGCGAGCAGGCGGACGAGCGCGGTTTGCAAGGCGGACGTGGCCGCGGCGCGCTCGGTCGCACGGGCGCGCGCGGTCTCGACGTAGACGAACAGACCGAAGCGGTGGGCGAGCTTGACCTCGTGCCGCTTCTTGCTCGCGATCGCCGCGCCCATCCACACCACCTGCATCGCGACCGAGGGCGAGCCGGCGCCGGAGAGGTCGAGCACAGCGTAGGTGTCGTGCACCGGCTGCCCCGGCAGACAGCCGTCCAGGTGGGCGATGAGGGCGGATTCCAACGCGGCGAACATCAGTCGCGCGCCTCCATCAAGGCGACCTGGCATTCGTGACCGTCGCCGATGCGGCGCGGGTGCTCCGCCACCTGATAGGGCACGCCACCGATGGTGAGGCGGTCGTGCAGTTGCAGGGATGCGGCGGTAGCCGGATAGCGCAAGGTGTAGTCGCCGACCTGCGCGACGGTGAACGCATCGCGGTCGGCGACCTTGAGCATGCCGACGAACGCCGCCCCGGCGGCCGGGGTGACCGGCTCGCCGAGGTCGGCGTAGGCGTCGCGCTTGAAGCCGGCTGCGTCGAACATGGGGTCAGGACTCCGCCGGCGGGACGTCTTGCGCCGGGGCGGGATCCGCAGCGGCCGGGTCGGCGGCCGCGCCGATCGAGATGAGGTAGGCGGCTTCGTCCTTGTCCTTGATCTCGATGGCCTCGCCGGGCTGCACCACCCCTTTCGGGGTGTGCAGGGTGATACGGGCGATGAGCTTCATGGTTCAGTCTCCCGGTCAGCGGACGGTGACGCCCATGGAGGCATTGACGCGGTACGGCACGGTGAGCGGGGCCGACTGCATGAGCAGGTAGCGCACGGCGGGATCTTCGTTCACCCACGACTTGGCGAAGTACGGCACGGCCTGGAAGCCGGCGGCCTCGTCGCGGATGGCACCGAAGGCGCGGGTGCCCTGCACTTCCTGCGAGGTGAGGAGGACCGTGTAGGCGGGCAGGATGGGCTTTTCCTGGCCGTCGGCGGGGTCGACGTACCAGTCGGCATAGACGTAGATGTCGAAGTCGCCGACGCTGCCCATGTAGCTGCCGCCGGCGCCGGTCTTGACCGGCTCGAGGGTGGCGTTGCCGCGGAAGCGGTCGAGCTGCTTCTGCACGTCGGCATCGGCGGCGAAGAGCTTCCAGGCCTCGACGTCCATGACGACGGTGCGCGGGCGAGCGCCGGACTTCTGGGTGACCAGCAGCGACCAGGTCTGCAGGTTGTCGAGCGGCTTGACGCCGGACTCGCCCCAGCGCGCGGTGGTGGTGAGCGCGACGGTGAGCGCGGCGTCGCGTTGGAAGTCGACCTCGACGGTGGGGTACTGGTCGCCGGTGACGATGACCTTGCCGGTGCGCATGGCTTGCGCCGCCATCAGCTCCATGCGGCGGGTGACCATGCCGATCTGGTCTTCGAGCTCGGTGGCGAGCATGGCGCGCAGACGGTTGTCGGGCGACAGGGCGCCGCCGATCTGCTCGCCCATGGCGCGCTTGAACGGACGGTTGACGTCGAAGACCCGCTTGTCCTTGATGTACGCCGGCTTGAAGGTGGCGGTGTGGAAGCCGCGCGAGGCGACCACCTGCCCGGCCACGACCGGCGACACGAACGGCGCGACGCGGCGCTTGCCGGTGTCGATGTCGAAGTGGATTTCTTCCGACTGCTCGGTCTGGATGGTGGGGAAGAAGTTGTCGAGCAGGAAGGTCTGCGGGGTGATGAGGCTGCCCACGGCAGCCGCGAGCACGTTGGTCGAGAACAGATCCATGGTGGTCAGGCTCCGAAGGTGTCGATGA